ACGCCGAACCAGAACAGCAACAAGGTCGCCGACACCATGCTGGTGGCGGGCTACACCGAAGTCATCGACGCCAAGCTGCGCTACCCAAACACCGCGCTGCTCTACATCGAGTTCGACGCCGAGCAATTCACCAACATCCCGGCGGTGACCGTGAAGTGCAAGGCCCGGCGCTGGATGGTGCCGAGCAACTATGACCCGATTCAGCGCACCTACACCGGGACATGGGATGGCTCGATGAAGTCGGCCTGGACCAACAACCCGGCGTGGATCACCTACGGCATTTGTACCGAAGACCGATTCGGCCTGGGCAAGCGCATCAAGCCGTTCATGGTCGACAAATGGGAGCTGTACCGAATCGCCCAATACTGCGATCAGTTGGTGCCGAACGGCCTCGGCGGTCAGGAGCCGCGCTTCCTCTGCGACATGAACCTGCAGGGCAAGGCTGACGCTTGGTCGCTGCTGCGAGATATCTCGGCAATTTATCGGGGCATGACGTACTGGGCGCAGGGACAACTGGTGATGCAGGCCGACCTGCCGCGCGCGCAGGACTTCGACTACGTTTTCACCCGGGCAAACGTGATCGACGGAAAATTCTCCTACGGCAGTGCCTCGGCGAAGACGCGTTACACCCGGGCGCTGGTGAGCTACGACAACCCGGCGAACAACTACGACACCGACGTCATTCCGTTTGCTGACCTGGATCTGCAGCGTCGCTACGGCGACCGCCCGACAGAGCTGAGCGCCATTGGCTGCACCCGCGCCTCCGAGGCTCAACGCCGTGGCAAGTGGGCGATCTTGAGCAACAACCAAGACCGCACCGTGTCGTTCAAGACCGGCATGGAGGGCGTGATCCCGCTGCCGGGCCACATCATCCCGGTGGCGGATTCTTTGCTCGCGGGCCGTGAAGTCGGCGGCCGGATCTCGGCGGTGGCGGGGCGGGTGATCACGCTCGATCGTGATACCCAAGCCAAGGCCGGTGATCGATTGATCATCAACCTACCTGGCGGCCGCGCCGAGGGCCGCACCGTGCAGAGCGTCAATGGCCGCGCCGTGACAGTGACTGTCGCATATAGCGAGCCACCGGTCGCGCAACTGCAATGGGCGCTCGACGCCGATGATTTGGCGATCCCGCTATACCGCGTGCTGCGCACCAAACGCACCACCGAAGGTGACTATGAAATCAGCGCGCTCCAGTTCGAGCCGAGCAAGTTCGCTCACATCGACACCGGCGCTCGCCTTGAAGAGCGGCCAATCAGTGTGATTCCGATCACCGTCGTACCGGCGCCGGCGAGCGTGTCCCTCGCGTCGACGTCTTCGGTGGTCCAGGGCTTGGCCGTGGCCACCATGACGATCAGTTGGCCCGCCGTGGACGGCGCAGTCGGTTATGACGTGGAGTGGCGCAAGGACAGCGGCAACTGGATCAAGGTGCAGCGCACCGGCATGACCAACGTGGACGTGGTCGGCATTTACGCTGGCGGCTACGTGGCCCGGGTGCGCGCAGTGAGTGCGTTCGACATCTCGTCGCAGTGGCGCAACTCGGTTCTGACCAACCTCAGTGGTAAGCAAGGATTGCCACCCGCATTGGCGTATTTGAAAACGATCAGCAAAGTTTACGGCATTGGTCTGGAGTGGGGGTTTCCGCCTGGCGCGGAAGACACTCAGCGCACCGAGATCTGGAATAACAATATCAACGATCTGGCTACCGCTGTGAAGTTGGCGGATTTCGCCTATCCGCAATCGAATCACGAAATGCAGAACATCGTGCCAGGCACCAGTCTGTTCTTCTGGGGGCGACTGGTGGATCGCATTGGCAACGTGGGGCCATGGTTCCCGGCAGTAAATGGTGTCAACGGGCAGGTGAGCATCGACCAGTCCGAGTACGAGCAGTACTTCCTCGGGAAAATTCAAGAGTCAGCCTTGGGAGAGCAGCTTTTCAAAGAGATCGGCAAGATATCCGGCGACGGTGAAGGCTCGGTCAATGAACGGCTTGAACAGGCCAAGCAGGAACTGGAAGACCTGATCGGCGAAATCACCGATGCGATGGTCTACGACCCGGCGAAACCGTATGGGAAGGGCGAGGTGGTGCGACTCGATGGTCGCCTGTTCTCGGCCATCAAGGCTGTTCCCGTTGATACGCCTCCGCCGAATGCCGAGTTCTGGTACGACATGGGCTCGATTGCCGAAACCTCCAATGCAATGGCGCTGCAGATCCAGAAGCACACCGCCCAGATCGATACCATCGACGGCAAAGTCACGGCGCAAGCTTCGACGATGCAGGCGCTGCAAGCGGCCTGGCGGGAGGACGACGGCACGGGGGCAATGAATGAGGCCCTGAAGGCGTACCAGAGCACGGCAAGTATCGTGACGAATGAGAAAGTCATTGCAGAGGAGAAGCTGGCCTCGGCTACTCGTTACACCACGCTCAATGCGGCGGTAGGCAAGAACGCCGCCAACCTGACCTCCCTCGAGGAAGTGGTTGCCACTGACAAGCAGGCCACAGCTCAGAAAATCGAGACACTCACGGCAACAGCCAATGACGCTACGGCCAAGGCAGAGATCGCCAGTACGGCTGTTTCTGGCCTCAACGGTAAGGTGTCTGCGCTGACCACCATCAAGACATCTACCACTGTTGGTGGGCGGACGGTGATGGCAGGTTTGGCGATCGGCGTGGAAGGCGATACCCAGGAGTCGCAGATCCTCGCGTTTGCTCAGCGTTTCGCGATTCTGGATGAGGTCAGTGGTCAGATGATTGCACCGTTCGTTGTCCAGGGCGGCCAGGTGTTCATGAACACGGCGATCATCAGTCAAGCCTTCATCAAGGAGTTGGTACTTGGCATGACGTTGCGCTCTGCGGCGCTGAACAATCAGGGGCTGCCGTTGTTGGAGATCAACATTCCGGCCGGGACGTTTACGCTTCGCGGCCAGTCTGACAGCGGATACACCCTGCTGAACAACAACGGCATATACGTCTACGACCTGAACTACATCGAGCGCGCCGCGCTCGGGAAGATGACGTGATGGATTACTACGGCGCAAGGACGAAGAACGCTGCTGGGGTGGTCACACTGGACACATCAACGATGACAGTCCGGTCAGTCGTAACCAGGCAAGTTACGGTGCCGCCCATCACCAGTGACTTCACCAGCTTCATCAACATGCCGGAGATCACTGCTCAGTCGTTTGTATGCGTGACGCTGCCCAATCCAACCAATGAGGAAGCTGCACTGCCGGCCGTGTTCTGGTCGCCGGGCCAGCTCAGGGTTCGGCGCGGGCAGGGGCTGGTGCTCAACGTTTTTATTTTGATCTATCAATAGGAGGAGGGCATGGACTACGGATTCAGGTCGCGCAACGGCCAGAACTTCTTTCAGGTCGATAGCGAAAACAAAGTGCTGAACGTGGCGGCTTCCGGCACCTATACGATCGGAAAGCCAGCGACGGCGCCCGTAACGATCACGCAAGCGGTCATCACTTATCCATCACCGATAACTACCACTGAAGCACCGCATGTGTTCCTGAACCCTTACAACCAAGGCATGTACCACTCATTGGTTCAGATGGGTGGGCCAGGAAACTGGACGGGGTTCTATTTCAGGCTGCATCTGATGTCGCCGTTCAATAGCTCCGACTGCAGTGGGCGCTGGCTCGTCGCAACATTCCGTTCGACTTCGCCGCCCAACGAATACGACCTGCGCTTGCGCAACGCTGCGGGCGAACAAATCTTTGTCGGCGCGGACAACCTTCTGGCGATGACCGGGCTGCCGATCAACGAAGGTTGGTCGCTCGATAATCGCGGCGGCGAGGTTTCTGGAATCTATTGGAGCGGATGCCAGATGCCCTGGACGGGGTCTTACGATGACTATTTTTTAGCATCCACGCTACTCGGCGGAAAAATCTACAACGGCAACACCACACTGCAGACGCCATGCGGCTTTCATGCGGGCGTTCGTTCGACGCTCAACGGTTACGTGGGCGCCGTGGTGAGCTCGGAGGGCGGAACGGCCAAGAACGGGCGAACCACATTTGCGGCCAAGCCCATGCGGCCGCTGTGAACCCGCCGCACACCATCAGCCCGCCGAGTGCGGGTTTTTTATTGACCAAATTTAAGGAAATGCCATGCCCTGGCTCAGAGGTGGGACCGTCGCGGTCACCAATGGATCAACGACTGTCATTGGCACAAATGCAGACTTTGCAGCGAACTCCCGGATCGGTGACGCATTCATCGGTCCCGATGGGGCCAGCTATGAGATCGGCAACGTCGCGAGCGCGACAGTGATTTCGATCATTCCGGCTTACAAGGGGCCAACAGCCAGCGGTGTCGCCTACGCCATCATGCCGGTGCAGGGCTATCCCAAGGCTCTGGCCGACTCCTTCAACAACATCAATCGTCAGTGGGGATCAAAGCTTGAGGCGCTTGGCAGCACCGGCAACTACGAAATTCTGCCGGTGGAAAAGGGTGGCACCGGAGCAACTACATCAGGGGGAGCGCTCGCAAGCCTAGGCGCGGCCAAGTCGGGCGCCAACAGCGATATCACATCCCTGTCAGGTTTGACTACAGCTCTGTCTCTCGCTCAGGGCGGCACCGGGGGCAAGAGTGCCGCCGAGGCTCGCACTGGGCTTGGGCTGGGCAGTGCAGCGATCGCCGCAATTCTAGGCACGGTCTCTCAGAGTGGCGGTGTTCCCACAGGCGCGATCTTTGAGTCTGGATCGAGCAGCGCAGGATCATGGGTGAAGTTCGCCTCTGGACTGATGATTACAGTGCAGTCGTTGAGTCTCACCCCAGGCTGGACTTCTGTTACAGCGAACCGGTTTGCCGGTCCAATCATCGGCAATATGCCTGCTTTATTCTCCGCTGCTCCGTTGCTTTTCGTTCAGGTGCGTGATCCGTCAGCGGCGGGGCGCGCAGCGTGGTGTCCTCTGGCAGATGCCACAAACGGAAACACGTTTAGCCTGTTCCTGGCCTCGCCTTCGGCGTCGACGGTCACAGCCAGCGTGTCATTCAATATTTTTGCAATTGGGAGGTGGTTCTGATGAGGATTGAATTGCGTCCGATACGGAGTGACAACACCCTGAGTCTTATCCGGAGCGGCGATTCCCTGCTGGTCAATGGTGAGGTGTTCGATTTCTCGCCGCTGGCCGACGGTGACACCTTGCCGGCGGCCGCGATCAGCTCGCAGTGGTTTGCGGGCCAGGTCGATCGCGTCGATGGCCAGCTGGCGCTGACTATTTTCCTGCCGCTGCCGATCAATTTCAGCCCGGAGCAGGCATATCCGGAGCCGCTGCTCAGTGTTCCTGACGGTGTTGTGGGCCTGCCCCAGCCATTGGCAGATCCTGCCGTCGCCGTGGAGGCTACGAAATGAATATCGATTGGAGCAAATTGGTTACCAGGGCGATGAAGGATGCCGTTTTGGCTGCAGAGGCGCTGGCGCTGGCAAAAGCTGAACTGGCCGCACGCAACAGCATGGCTGTGTCGCAGATTGCCCGCATTCAGGATCGAGTCGACACGATCGGCTTCGGGATTGAAGCGGGGGAGGCAACTGATGAGGATGTTGCCGAACAGGCTTCGCTGCTCATCACACTGAAAGCCTGGAAGACGTACAAGTTCGCACTGGGCAAGATCACGGTTCAGCCAACCTGGTATCAGGCTCCGGTGTGGCCGGCTGAACCTCCGGTCCCGGATATTGTGGCCGCGCCAATGCTGAGCGCCGCCGAAACGATGTGATCCGACTCGATCACTGAAACCCGCCACCGAGCGGGTATTTTTTTGCCTGGAGAAAAGTGATGACTGCAACCGATAAAGACCGCGACATCCTTGCTCGCACCTTGTGGGGCGAGGCCCGCGGCGAAGGTACGGCCGGCCAGATCGCCGTGGCGTGGACGATCCGCAACCGCGTGAATGACGGCAAGACCAATTCGTGGTGGGGCGAGGGCTATGCCGGCGTGTGCCAGAAGCCGTACCAGTTCAGTTGCTGGAACAAGACCGACCCGAACTATCAGTTCCTGATCGGCGTGAAGGAAATCCCGTTCCGCGAGCTGGCGCAATGTCGAATCGCTGCTGACCAGGTGATCGCCGGCAAGGTGCCGGATCCCACCGGCGGCGCCACGCACTACTACGCCACCAGCATTAAGGCGCCGGCCTGGGCGGCGAAGGCGAAGCAGACCCTCAAGCTGGGTGGCCACGTCTTCTTCAAGGATGTGCCGTGATGATTGTTCCGTGGAAAGCGGTGGGCGCGATGGCGCTGGTGCTGATAGGTGCCGGCAGCGCCTGGCAGTTTCAGGGCTGGCGCTACGGGAAGCAGTTGGCCCAGCAGGCCCAGCTGCACGCCGAAACCCTCAATCAACTGACCTCGGCCGCCGCGACCGCGCAGCAGGCCGAGCAGGACAAGCGTCTGGCTCTCGAGCAACGTCTGGCGGCCAGTGAGCAAACCCACTTCGAGAAAATGACCGATGCTCAAAAGAACCAGGATCGCCTGCGCGATCGCCTTGCCACTTCTGATCTGCGGCTGTCAGTCCTCCTCGACGCAGCCGACGCAGCCGACGCTGCCAAAGGCTGCGGTGTGCCAGCCACCACCAGCGCCGGCGGCGTGGATCATGCAGCCATACGCGCCCGACTTGACCCGGCGCATGCTCAACGAATTATCGCCATTACCGACACCGGCGACCGTGGATTGATCGCGTTGCAAGCGTGTCAGGCCTACGTGCGTGCGCTGAGTGATGGCTCGGCGCTATTGTTGCGAGGTGAGCAGCGGTAAACCATCATTTAGGTTCGAACTGGACGATGTGGGCACATGGACAAGCAACTGGCTGGCTACTCAATTGTGATGACGATTATCTGGGTTTCAGTCGTTCTTTTTGTCATTCATTGGATGTCGTAGTGAAGGTAATGGGTGGCTGATGTGGAAGGCGTGGTGCTGAGCGAGAAGATGCAACGAGAAGCGGATCGGCTGCTGGCGCAGATTGTCCGGGCTGATTCGATGATCATCGCTGTGAAGGCGGGGGCACGGGCAGATGGCTTCGTGCTGGGGTTGGAAACCGGGGGTGCTTTGCGTGCCGGTGATGCGGAAAGGTTGTACATCATTTTCGAAGCTGCGCTGGTGGAGCGCCTGAAGACTCTGGCGCGGAGCTGATCATCCGACCGGTTTGATCAGTTCAGGTCCTTGGTTCCGGACATTCCCCACGGCCCGGTCAACCTTAAACCATTCGAACATCTCCGTCGGTTCACCCTGGTGCAGCACCATATGCTCGGCGCGCTCTTTCGGTGTGGCCGGGTCCAGCCATTCCCGGGCCAACTCCGGCGACAATGCCACCGACCGCCGGTCATGGATGTCGACCATTCCACCGGCACTGTCGGCGGTGATGATAACAAAGCCGTCATGCTCGCCCGGGTCGTGTTCTTCATTCGGGTACTGGCCGATGGCGGCACAGAGAATCGGCGACTGGTCCCGATGCCTGATCAGGTAGGGCTGCTTTTTCGGTCCACCTTCGTCGACCCATTCGAACCAGTTGTTGATCGCGACGATCGCCCGGTGGGGCCAGATTGCGCGGAAGAACGGGCCATGGGCGACTTTCTCGACTCTGGCGTTGATCGGCGCCGCGCGATCCTTGGCCCAGTGCGGGCGCCATCCCCAGCGGACCATGTCGGCGTGTAGGAATTGGCCTTCCTGGTGGAAGAGGGCGAGCTGCGTGGTCGGCGCCGCGTTGTACCGTTCGAAGGGCTGCTCCCCGGTCGAGTTGATCAGGGCGTTCGGCATGCTCAGCGCCGCCACGAAGTCGTGAATGCCGCTGTACTGTGAAAGTCGTCCGCACATTGCCATGCCCTCGGGTGGATCTGATTCAGCGTAGACCCGCCAGCGCTGGCTTTGTCACAAACCTTTTTCGGCGCAACATTCGCAATGACCTGCCCACTTCTCCCGATCTCGAGCCTCCCTGAGCAGGCGCTGGTTTTCATTGAACAGATGGTTTCTATTGTGCTCGACGTCGGCAAATCTTCGCCTTTCGCTCAGCAAATCCCCTTCGGCGTACTGAAGCTTCGCCCTGAGAGAATCCCTCTCCTGTCTGAGCGCATCGTTGTCTTGCACCAACCCCTGAACATTTTCCAGCGCGCGCTCGAGCTTGAGGGTGAGCGTTTCGAATTCGTTCTCGTACATGCGCAGCTGGTGCCGACAGGTTTCGAGCGGCGTCGGGCATCCGAGCCAGTCGTCGGTTTCTTCTATATAGAGGGGATCCACGGATGGCGCCTTTGTTGTGTACTGTTTGGATATACAGTAATCGAGGCTTGACAGGTGGGCGAGGGTGAGGCGACGAGCTGCATCCAAGCCGTTAGTTGAGATGATACTGAGCGACAAGTCTGGACTGCACCTTATATCCTCTCAACCCCCCCCTCGTTCGGATAACAAACCTCATGGGCTCGAGCTTTCAAAGCTTTGGAACAAGTCGAAGTTTGTCAGTTGAGCAGCACCGACATGTTCAGCGAGTGAGATATAAACCTATTTATCTTCTTTGGAGTTGATTTGCTCCTGCGCCAAAATCATATGTGGGGGGAACTCATGAGATACTCCGATCTTTGTAAACGATAACGCAAGATTACGCACTCCAGTTGCCCAGGCGAGATTTATGGTCCTGACCATAGAGTTTTCTTTGTAAATAAAACCTCTCGGACGTGATACGCCATAGGTTTCTGGGTTTTTTGGTTCGTGAAGTAAAAGCCACAACTCTGCTTCTGCAATCAAAAACTCAGCTGCAAGGAGTTCATTTGTAATAGGATGAGAATGTAATGCTATACGCAAATCGGGTGTAGCAACTGTTGGTGCGGAATTGGCCCTTGAGTACAGGCCCCATCCAGGGGGCCAAGCTGCCCCCAAGAGCAGATCTTTATGAAAACTCGAGAGTGGCGCACATATAAGCCCTCCAGATTCACTAGTTGAAATTAAGGTTTTTAAAAGCCAGCGCTCGAGCTTATCTCCATCGACGCTCACCTCCTTCGACAGATTAGCTAGTGATTTTGTGGAAGCGAAAATCTGCTCAACAAAAAAGCTTGCTTCTTCATCAAGACTGCTCAGCTTTTCGTTATGGTATTTACAAAGAATTTTTGATTGTAAACCCTTAATTCCGATGTTTTTGAATTTATTCGGGTTCGGCTTCTGCCAAGCATATCCCGCAGTAGCAATGTTGCGGTCTGGCGATATTTGTTGTAGCACAGACTCGGATATATAGTGCTCTCTCGATATTTTGCTACTGCACTTACCGTGTCCGCTCAAATAACACTTAGACATGTAAAATTCTCTGTATTCTTAAGTTAATAAAGTTTCAGCCAAAGGTCATTCCGGCGCCATCAAAACCGCCAATGTCATCTTGATAAACTCCTCGTTCTTGTCGATCGTCCAGAGTGCGCCGCGGACGTTCTCGGCGACATCTGCCGATCCGCGCTGCTCGACCCAATTGGACAGCTCCATGATGGCAGCCTCGAGGGCGAGCTGGTTTTCGTTGATCTTGAATAGCAGGGAAGGGAGCAAGTCGGAGTTAGGCATTTTAGTTTCCTTGGTAGCCAAGGAATGAGCGTAGCACCGTGTTACATGAAGGGTTTTTAACGATTGGCAGGACGCCGGAGAGGGGAAAGTTTTGTAACGCGTTGCAAAAAGTTTTGTAACGCATCGAAAAAAGCCGCTGGAAGTCCAAACCCCAGAAACGACAAAGCCCTGAATAATCAGGGCTTTGTCGTATCAGATATGGCGGAGGCGATGGGATTCGAACTCATGGACCTGTTACAGTCGACGGTTTTCAAGACCGTTGCCTTAAACCACTCGGCCACACCTCCGTTTGCGTT